ATCGCGTCCCGGGATCTCTACTCGGAGCTGCGGAACCCGGAGCGGTACTACGGCGGGAAGCAGCCGTGGACGTACCTGCTTCAGCCCGCGGTGCTCGAGTACGCGGAGGATCCGGCGGACTGGCGCACCCTGTGGCCGTACTCCGACTCCCCGGCGGACCCGGACGAGGAGCCGGTCGAGGGTGGCATGTACCGGCGGTGGGATGGGGAGACCCTCTCCGAGGTGCGTGACGCGCTCCCCCCGTCCGAGTGGTCCCGCGTGTACCAGCAGGAGCAGGTCGCTGAGGACAACGTGTTCCGGCCGGAGTGGGTGACCGGAGCCTGCTCGATGTACGCGGCCGGCACCCTGCCCGACGACCCCAAGACCGGGCGCCCGGGCGGCATCCACGGGCTCCGCATCATCGCGGGGCTGGACCCCGCGGTGGCCGGGTACGAGGCGGCGGTCGTGGTGGGGCTGGATCGCTTCACCGGGCACCGTTGGGTGATCGACGTGTCGAACCGGGCGAACACCCCGCCGGATCAGACCCGTGCGCTGATCAAGGAGTGGACGGACAAGTACGGCGTCCACGAGTGGCGCATCGAGAAGAACGCGTTTCAGGGCTTCCTCACGCAGGACACCGAGGTTCGCAACTACCTCGCGGCCCGCGGCGTCACCCTGACCGACCATCACACGGGCGGGAACAAGCACGACGCCGAGTTCGGTGTGGCGGCGATGTCGCACCTATTCGAGATGGGACTGATCCACCTCCCCCGCGCGTCGAACGAGGCCGTGAAGGCGCTCGTCACGCAGCTCGTGTCGTGGCAGCCGAGGCTCCCGAAGGGCGTCAAGACCGACACGGTGATGGCGCTGTGGTTCGCGGAGCTCCGCTGCCAGGAGCTGATCGCGTCCGCCGAGGGCGGCACGCACACGAGGTCGATCTTCCAGACCCGGTTCGACCGGGCATCGCAGCGGGCGGTGTCGTGGGACGAGTACGAGACCGACCAGGCCGCGACGGCGGCTGGTTCATGGTGGCGCTGAAGGAGACCCTGTGGCGAACGTGACCGAGATCGTGTCGCGGTTCACGCGCATGAAGGCACGGTACTCGGAGCGCGACACCCGCATGGCGCAGGTGCTCGCGGTTCGTGAGGGCCGGATGTCCGACATCGCCCCTGACATGTTCCCCGACACCGGCCCGTTCCAGGAGCCGATCACGGCGAACATGATCGACGTGGCGGCGCGCGACCTCGCTGAAATGATCGCCCCGCTGCCGGCGGTCAACTGCCACGCCTCCCACATGGTGAAGGACTCCGACCAGCGGCGGTCGGACGTGCGGACGAAGATCGTCCAGGGGTACATCAGCACGTCGGACCTTCAGACGCAGATGTTCACCGGGGCCGACTGGTATCTGACGTACGGCTTCCTCGTGTCCCGGGTGGACATCGACCGGGAGCGGAAGTCCCCGATCATCCGGCTGCTCGACCCGATGGGCTGCTACCCGGAGATCGACCGCTACGGGCGGGTCACGGCGCTGTTCCAGAAGATCCTCGTGGACCCCGACGACCTGTGCGAGCTGTACCCCGAGCACGCCGCGGCGGTTCGTGAGCACTTCAAGCTCCGCAACCGGACGATGCTCGAGGTGGTGTCGTACCACGACGCCAAGGTCGATCTCATGGTGGTGCCGGAGATCGAGAACCTCGTCCTGCTGAACGAGCGGAACCCGATCGGGAAGTGCCTCGTCCGCGTGGCACGCCGGCCGGGGCCGTCGGTTCGCGGGCAGTTCGATGATGTCCTGTTCGTCCAGCTCGCCAAGGCACGCTTCGCGCTGCTGGCGATGGAGGCCGCGCACAAGGCGGTCCAGGCTCCGCTCGTCGTCCCGACCGACGTGGCGAACATGCCGCTCGGCCCGGACGCGGTGATCCGCACGAGCAACCCGGCGGGCGTGGGTCGTGTCCGGCTCGACGTTCCGCGTGAGGCGTTCGCGGAGCAGCAGAACCTCGACCAGGAGCTGCGTACCGGCACCCGCTACCCCGAGGTCCGCACCGGCAACACCGACTCGAGCGTGATCACCGGCCGTGGCGTTCAGGCGCTCATGGGCACGATGGACACGCAGGTCCGCACGGCGCAGGCGATCCTGTCCCGCTGGATGCGCGAGACCTTCAGCCTCGCGCTCGAGGTGGACGAGAAGGTGTGGCCGAACGAGCGCAAGACGCTCGAGGGCGTCGTCAACGGCACCCCGTTCCAGGTGCGCTACACCCCGCGGGTGGACATCAAGGGCGACACCTCGGTGGATGTCCAGTACGGCCTCATGGCCGGGCTCGACCCGAACCGTTGGCTCGTGTTCGGCCTTCAGGCCCGCGCCGAGAAGCTGATCTCCCGCGACTACCTCCGCCGGCAGATGCCTGCCGACCTCGCCGCCGGGGACGAGGAGCGGAAGGTGGACCTCGAGGACTACCGGGAGGCGCTCAAGCAGGCGCTCGCCGGGTACGCGCAGGCGATCCCGGTGCTCGCGCAGCAGGGCCAGGATCCCCGCGAGATCCTCGAGGTGCTCACCACGATCATCGCTGACCGGCAGAAGGGCACCCCGATCGAGGAGTCGATCGCGCACGCCTTCCAGCCCGCCGAGCCTCCCGCCCCCGAACCCGGAGCCGAAGGTGAGGGCGGGGACGGGAACCAGCCCCCGTACGGCCTCGGCCCCACCGGACTCCTCAAGGGTGTCGCCCCGGGGCAGGCCGGCATGGCGCCCGGCGGTCGGCCGGACCTTCAGACGATGCTCGCCGGGCTCGACGCCCGCGGGCAGGCGCAGATCAGCGCCGGAGTCTCCCGGCGCGTCGCGGTCTGACGATGCGGGGTGGGTTGCTGGCATCCCATCCTGACTCTGAATCAGGGCCACGCAGGTTCGATTCCTGCCCCCGCAGCCATCGTTCGCACCCGCTCCCCCCTCCGTCCTAGTACGTCTCGGACGCGAGGAGGGGAGTGGCTGTGTATCTGGACCCCGAGGGTGAGTACGTGCCCGCAGCGAAGCTGCGCTGGCAGCCGTTCGTCGGCATGGCCGCACATGCGACGGCCAACGTGCTCGAGTCCGTCTCGGGGCTGTGCCGTGCCGTGGCGACCGAGTTCTTCTCGGCAGCGAACCACGTAGAGGAGCAGGAGCACTTCCGTGTGCGCGCCGCCCTCGAGATCGAGGCACTCACGACAGACACCCCCCTCCTCGTGCCCGCCTGGGCTGAGGACGACGAGGACGAGTCCGACGAGGACGAGGACGAGGACTGATGGCTGACGGTCACGGCGGCTACCGCCGCCCGGAGAACCCTGCCCCAGTGTCGGGTCCGGGGAAGTTCTCAAAGCGCACCGACGGTGGGCCGGGTGACACGCGGCAGCCGATCCGGTACGTGCCCGGCATGGAGTACGGCGGAGGGCAGGAGCTCATGGATCTTCAGTCCGGTGCGCCGATGGCGGCGGAGGGTGGCCCCCCGCGGCTCGCGTTCGACGCTCCCACCGAGCGCCCCGACGAGCCCGTGACCCACGGCGCCCCCGTCGGTGCCGGCGCCGGTCCCGAGGTGCTCGCTGTTGGGGCTCCCGAGGACGACAAGGTGGCCGCGATCCTGCGGGCCGCGTACGCCAACTACCCGTCGCCCCAGCTCTCCGCGCTGGTGGCGCAGCTCGACGCGGAAGGCCGCTGATGGCAGACGCACGCTCGTACCGCCCTGGTGGGACCGCCACGGAGGACGGGCGTACGCCGTCCGCTGCGGTCAACCCGGCGTTCATCGACCCCAAGACGTACGACGAGTACCTGATCGCGTCCCGCGCGGACGCGCTCTCCCCCACCGACCCGGCCCGCAACCCGGCGTATCTCGCCTCGCTGGCTGCCGCGCACCCGGGTGCCACCCCGGACGCTGTGGTTGCTGCCGCATCTGCCGGACTTGCGCCGGGCAGCGCCGAAGCCACGGCGCTCGCCGGGCTCACGCAGTCGCAGAAGTCGGAGCAGATCGCGCAGTCGATCGCCCAGGAGCAGAAGCGCCGCTGGCAGGAGATCAACGACGGCCCGGTCGGGTTCCTGAAGTCGCTGACCCGCACGGCCACGAACGCGATCGAGGCGCCGTTCCAGATCGAAATGAACGCCGTCAACTACGCGGCGGCCAAGTCGCAGGGGCTCGAGCAGCCGGACGGCATCGGCATCGCGCAGGTGTTCACCAACACCGACGTTGGCTGGCAGGTCACGAACCTTCAGGACGGCAACGAGGGGTTCGAGCAGGGCGACGGCTGGTTCACCGACCACACGTCGTCCGGCGCGATGGCGAAGAAGGGCATGGATGTAGACCTCGCGGGCGGGCTGTCGGCCACGATGGGTCAGCGTCTCGCCGATGTCACGCCGATGCCCAAGGGCAGCACCGGCTACTCGATGTTCTCGGGCACCGTGGACGCCCTGTCTCGCGTGTTCGACCCGTCGATGTACCTGGGCACGGGTGAGGTGAAGGGCATCGCTCGCGCCGTCCAGGGCGCCACGGCGGAGAAGGCCGCTGGCCTCGTGAAGGTCGGGTCGGCTGCCGCGCACGCCGAGGACGCGCTCGACCCTGCCCGGAAGGCAACCGAGGCCGCGTTCGACTCGGCTGGTGCTGCGAACGAGGCCGCGAAGCGTGCCTCGCGCATCGAGGAGGCCATCGCTGAGGCGAACCGTCAGCACGCCGAGAACAACCTCCCGAAGATCGCGGAGGCCCGGGCCGCAGCCGTGGCCGCTGGCGTCGATGCCGACACCGCTGTGGCGGCTGCGCTCGACCGGCTGTCCGACCAGTCGGTTGAGGCGTGGCGTCAGCAGCGCCTCGACGCCGATGCCGCCGTGAAGCAGATCGAGCACGAGCTCGCTGACACGTACCGCGCCGCGTCCGAGCAGGAGGCCACGGCCCGCGGGCTCAAGGACACGATGCTCGGTGAGGGCCACGTCCTGCCGGAGGCGCCCGCGGCGCCCGGCGAGCTCCCGCCCGGGTACACGTTCGGTGAGTCCCGCATCGTCAACGTCGAACCGCCCAAGCCTGGTGAGGCGTGGGACATCAGCGACCCCGCCCGCCCGTGGGACGGCGGCAAGCTGAACGAGGTGGCCGAGCCCACCCTGTCGTCGGTGCCGCTCCTCGAGCGCACTGTGTACGACTCCGCCGGCAACAAGGTCGGCGTCCACTACATGGACCCGGAGACCGGGTTCACCGAGCACATCGGCCGCGACCCTGCCCACAAGGGCAAGGGCATCGGTGAGGCGCTGTGGTTCCGGGGCGAGCGTGAGGCCGACGAGGGCCGGTTCGTGCGCCCGCAGCACGCGGGCGAGGCCGACCTGTCGGACGAGGGGCGCGCGTTCCGCGACCGGATCGAGAAGGCCCGGGCGCAGCGGGACGGCTCGTACGACGAGGCCGGGGCGAACGAGCTCGCGCAGTCCCGCCACGCTGACGAGCAGCAGGCGTGGGAGGACTCGTTCGGGGACGCGGACCTCGAGGTCAAGTCGTGGCTGACCAACCCGCAGCGCACCATGTACGAGGCGCACGGCGTGATCCCGCTCGCGGTGATCCGCAAGCACCTCACGTCCGACGTGTCCGACCTCGGCTCCGCCGGGGCGGAGGAGCTGTCCGCCATCCTGCGTTCGGGCTCCCGCGACATCGACGCTGACCACGCCGCGAACGGCGCGTCCAAGCCTCTCGGGGATTGGGAGTCGGAGGCGTTCACCCTCGGCAAGTCGAAGGTGAAGTACGTCAAGGTGCCGTGGAAGCGCACCAAGGCCAAGGTGAAGGACTCGCTCGACCAGCACCTCGAGGCCGCGCACGCCGAGGCCCGCGACGCTGCCCGTGGCGCGCAGGAGCAGGCGCTCGCGTCGTACGTTCCCCCGGCTGTCGTGTCTGCGACCGGCGGTGCCGAGGACGCGGCGAAGGTGGTGGCCGGGCTCGAGAAGGTGGCGCCCGACCTCGCCAAGGAGTTCGGCGTGCCCGCGGGCGTGTTCCGTGGTGCCGGTGAGACGCCGGGCCAGGTGATCGACTCGGTGGCGAAGAACCTTCAGGACGCTGGCGTGGCCGTGGACGAGCAGGCCCGCATCCTCTACTCGCTGAACGACGACCTCCTCGAGAAGGCGAACGTCGTCGTGGACGGGCACCCGCTCATGGCGCCGGCCGGTCGCGGCCGGGCCGTGGCCGAGCAGCACGCCGCCATGATGGCCGCTGGCGACCATGCTGCGTTCGCCGCTGAGGCGATGGCCCCGCACCTCGAGCAGATGTCCGCCCTGTCGGACGAGGCGAAGGCTGCCCTCGCGGACCTCAACGACGCGAAGATCAACCGGCTCGGGGACCGTGCCGAGCGGCTCGCCGCGAAGGCGGACTCGGAGGAGGCGCGTCGCCTCAAGTCGCACGCGGCTCGGCTCGCTTCCCTTCAGCGTCGCCTCGACGCCGTGAACAAGGAGCTCGCGGCGCACGAGGCCACCCGTGACGAGAACCTCGCCGTGCTGTCGCTGCTCACGCAGGAGGCTGCGAAGAAGGCTGGCGTCGCCGCGCCGAAGGGCGACCCGGCCGACCACATCCAGTTCCTCAACGACCTCGCCGGTCTCCGGCGTACGGCGGACGGCACGGACGTGGCCGACCTCGACCGGGGCATGAAGTTCCTGATCGGGACGGACGCGGAGCCGCTGTACCGTGCGGTCGCTGCGATCGACAACCCGGCGACCATCCACACGCTGACGCGCGGCAAGCTCCCGGCGCGCATGACGACCGAGCTCGCGGACGCCAAGACGATCGAGGACGTGCGCGGCGTGTTCGTGAAGTACGCCGGCCGCGGCATGGTGGACGAGACGACCGGTCGCCTCATGGGTCTGCGGGTCGCCGGTCGGGCCGCGCTCAAGGGCGCAGACCCGGAGAGGATGCTCTCGAGGTACGAGAAGGCGTTCGCCACCGTCACCCCGAGGGCGGTCGAGTGGTCGTACGCCGCTGGCCGGCGCAACGTGCCGTGGGCGAACAGCCGTCACATCGAGGACATCGAGGGCATGACGAACCTCACCTCGGACACGATCAACTACATGCTCAAGCTGTGGCGCCCGACCCGGAACGCCGAGGGCCGGGAGTTCCACGACACGTGGGTCAACACGATGCTCCGCACCTCCACGGCGGAGGAGCGTCGGACCGTGTGGTACGGGATGCTCGACGCGCTCTCGGAGCGCGCCGCGGTCCAGCAGGGGCTGACGCCTGAGCAGACTGAGGCGTTCATGGGTGCGCTGAAGGCGTCCCGTGCCCGGCAGCGGAGCCTCACGACCTACACGGCTGAGGCTCGCGCGGCGAACGGTGGCACCCCGCTGACGCTGAACGGGCAGTCGATCCCGAAGGACATCGCCACCCTCGAGGCTGAGATGTCCACGCGTGTGATGTCCCCGGACTGGCGCGAAATGCGCCGCGCCCTGAAGTCGGCGAAGTCGCTCGAGCGTGCCAGCCAGGGGAACCCGGAGCTGCGGCAGGCGATGCTCGAGGCGCAGGACGCCGTGCTCGACAAGTTCTGGCGCACGAGCGTGCTCGCCTTCCGCGGTGGGTACGTGCTCCGCAACATGGCGGACATCCAGGCGCGCATGTTCCTGTCGGGTCACCCGTCGGTGTTCACCAGCCCGCACGGGCTCGTGGCGCTGGCGCTGTCGCACCGCCTCGACCCGCAGTCCGCTGTCGGCCGGATGATCCGTCGCGCGGAGCGCGCAGACTCCGACATCGACGGGTCCGTGTTCTCCCGCCTCGAGGGCGAGGACGGCGACCTGTTCGAGGCCATCGACGGCTTCCGCCGCGTGCAGGCCCGCGACGTGTCGCTCCTCGACCCCGGCTCCCCGAGCCGTGCCATGCGCCTCGGCGAGGTGCCGGTCGGCCCCGACCACCCGCTGTTCTTCCGCGGCTGGGGCAACGAGCTCGGGCTCATGTGGTCGTCGCCGATGGCGTCCGACGTGCTGCGTGTCCTGTCGGGTTCGCCCTCCAGGGCGCTGAAGCGGCACATGAGTCAGACCGGGATCACCGACACGCGCGAGGCTCTCCTCGACTACCTGTGGGACGGGCCGGGCAAGGCCCGCGTGGACAGGCTGAAGGAGCTGTCCGCCACCCTCGGCGACCGCATCAAGACGCGCGCCGACCTCGAGGCGTACCTGTTCGGCGACGAGGCTGTGTCGCTGGCGTCCCGCTGGCGCCGGCTCACCCTCGACCTCGACCCGGCGATCGTGAAGCACACCCTGTCCGGTGGCGTGCTGGACGAGGTGCCCGAGAGCATGGGCGTGAAGGCCGGGCAGGCGTTCCTCGCCCGCCGCGACGCGACCGCGAAGCTGCTGAAGGACACGGCGAAGGACCGGGTGGCTGACCCGGCGTTCCCGGTGCAGCAGGTCCGCACCCCCGTGTGGGCTGACCGTCAGGCCAAGAACGCGTTCGGCCAGCGGGTCGAGGCTGCGACCGACGCCTTCTTCACCTTCTCGAGCCATATCGAGAAGGATCTCGGCTACCTGCCCGAGTTCCGGTACGCGAAGTGGGACAAGGCGGCGCAGCTCGCGTCGGCCCTGTCGCCCGAGGACGCGGCCCGCCTGGTGACCAACGCTGAGGCGGTGCTCGGTGGGATCCCGGGGTCGTGGGCGAAGAACACGCTCGCGGAGCTGAAGCGTCAGGCTGGCAAGGCCAGCGGTGACGGTGGCTTCACGCTCTCCGACCTCAAGGGCGTCACGGACGAGCACGGCGTCAACCACGTCAAGACGCTGTTCTACGACGCACAGAAGCGCAACGCTGTCGGCCACGCGCTCCGCCTCGCGTCCCCGTTCGCGCAGGCGTGGGGCAACTCGCTCCGCGTGTGGGGCAAGCTCGCGGCCACCAACACGAAGCAGGTCTACAAGGCGCAGCTCCTCTACACCGCCGGCCAGGGGCCGGGCACCGCGTGGTTCACGGACGACCCGTCGAACCCGGACGACGCGATGTTCTACTCCGACCCCAAGACCGGGCAGCAGATGGTCGGCATCCCGGTCGCTGGCAGCGTCCTCGCGGCCATCGGGTCGCTCGTGTCGGTGGCGCACGGCGGTGAGGCGATCGACCCGTCCACCACGTCGGCGGCGTCGCCGCTCTCGAGCTTCAACCTGCTGTTCCAGAACGGGATGCTCCCGGGCGTCGGCCCGGCCATCAGCATCCCGGCGTCGGCGCTCGACGGCTCCGACACCTACCAGGCTGCGGTGCCGGACTGGATGAAGCGGGCTCTCGTGCCCTACACGAACGTGGACCCCGACCGGGATCCGGGCGTGCTCGAGGCCACCCTGCCGGGCTGGTTCGGCACGGTCGCGGCCGGCGTCGGGGTGCCCGGGTTCTCCGAGCGGGTCACGAAGTACGTGAAGCCTGCGATGGCGCAGCTCTTCTCGAAGCACCCGGAGCGTTACCTCAACGAGCAGGGGTTCATGGACAACGCCGGGCAGGCCCGGCTGCTCCACGACGCCAACGCGCTCGCGCACGGCATCACGTTCGGCAAGGGTCTGCTTCAGAACATGAGCGCCGGGTCGCTTCAGCCCGACCTCCTGGTGAAGTCCAGCAACGGGGACAACCTGTCGCAGACGGTGCTGACGAAGGAGTACGGCGACCTCGTGCGCCAGACCGGCTCGAGGGATGCGGCGCTCGGGCAGATGCTCGACAAGTACGGGGTGGACCCGCTGCTCACGATGCTGCCCAACCGGGAGTTCGGCTACACGCCGTCCGATGGGGCGTACCAGTTCGTGAAGGCGAACCCGGAGGTCGCGGATCAGCACGGCGCGGTGCTGTCGCTGTTCCTGCCGGCTGGCGGGTACTCGGCCTACATGGACCGCTGGGCTCGGAAGCGGGGCACCAACCCTGCGCTCACGCCTGACCAGGCGATCGACTACTCGAACGGGCTGCTCTACAACGCGCAGCAGGGCGCGCTGGACCGCAAGCTCGTGACGAAGGAGATCACGCAGGATCAGTACGACGCGCAGACCGCGACGCTGAAGGCTGCCTACAAGGAGGCGCCGCAGGCTGCGACCGTGAACAACTCGCGGGACGTGGCCGTGCGGGAGGTCCGCGATGCGCTCGGGGAGCCGTCGCTGGCTAATACAGAAGCGGGACACGCTGCCGCCGTCTACATGGCGCTGCGTGACCAGGCGATCGCGCAGTCCGGTGGTGGGGCGCTGGGCGGCAAGGGTGACCTGCCGCTGCGTGCGTGGCTGCGCGAGCAGGGCAACGAGCTCGTGGCGCAATACCCGGAGTTCTCGGTCATGTGGACTCAGGTGTTCCGTGGAGAGGTGAAGGACTGATGGCGAACCTGACGCCGGAGCAGACTGCTCGGCTCACGGACGCGTACGAGGCGTACAAGGCGTCGAAGGAGACCCCCCACTACCAGGGGCAGGGCAAGTACACCCGCGAGCAGGCGATGCCGCTCGAGGAGTGGGCCAACACCCCGGAGGCGCTGGCGATCCTCGGGGGGAACCAGTCGGGGCCGGGCGTCAACCCGGCCACCGTCACGGGCAACAAGGCACAGCAGGAGGCGGCATCCCGTGCCGCCACCAAGCCGACCGCGGGCGTCGCGGGTGGTGCGATCGGGCTCGAGAAGGCGCCGCAGGCCTACACGCCGTGGCTCATCACGACCGAGGGTGGCGTGGCGCAGGGCAAGGCGACGTACTACCAGCAGGGCTCCGAATACACGGAGTGGCAGGACAAGGGCGAGCAGGAGCGCATCCAGTGGAAGCAGGCTCTGTGGTACGCCGGCTTCTACGGCAAGTCCCGCCCCGTCCTCAACGGTGACGTGTCCCCGGAGGACATCCAGGCGCTCAACGGCGCGATGGGGATGGCGAACCTCAACGGCAAGTCGTGGCAGGACGCCATCGCGCCGCGCGTCGTGCTCGGGGAGAAGCAGGGCGGGGCGTACGACCCGTCGGCGTCCGGCGCCCAGCAGGCGTCGGGCACGTTCGACCAGGCGGTCACGAAGCTGCGGGAGTTCGCCAAGAACAACGGCATCAACCTGACTGAGGACTTCGTGGGCAAGAACGCGAAGGCCATCGCTGAGGGCGGCGTGTCGTGGGACGAGCTCACGGGCCACCTGCGGGACAAGTACGTGGCCCCGTCCTACCCGGGCTTCGCGGACTCGATCCGCGCCGGCCAGGACGTGAAGGATCTGGCGGCGCCGTACGTCGCCACGATGGCGAAGGTGCTCGAGATCCCCGAGGGCTCGATCGACCTTCAGGACAAGACGGTCGCCCGTGCGCTTCAGGCGGTGGACGACAAGGGCGCACCGGCCACGGTGCCGATGTGGCAGTTCGAGCAGGAGCTGAAGAAGGACTCGCGCTGGCAGAACACGCAGAACGCGTGGGACGAGGTAGGCCAGCAGGCGTACAAGATCATGGGCATGTTCGGGCTTCAGGGCTGAGGGGCAGACGATGAAGGCGACTGAGGCCGGGCACGACGCCGGGTACTACGACTACCGCAAGGACGAGCGCGCGAGCGCGCCGCAGGCGTACTCGACCAACCCGTGGGGCAACCTCGGTGGGCCGACGCAGGTGCAGGCCGCGGGCGCGACCTACCAGGGCGTGACGAAGGCGAAGGCTCCGTCGGACCCGATGGTCGCCGCCAAGGCGGGCGGCTCTGTCTACGATTGGGTGCGCGAGCAGTTCGCTGCGTACGGCATCCCCGACGTGGGCAAGGCGGCGCTCGAGGCGATCGCCTCCTCGCACAACGAGATCGAGGCCGCGCAGAAGATCCGGCAGTCCGATGTCTACAAGCAGCGGTTCGCCGGCAACGAGGCCCGCATCAAGGCGGGCAAGCCGCCCCTCGGCGAGGGCGAGTACCTGGCGACGGAGAACAGCTACCGGCAGTCGATGCGCGCCGCGGGTCTGCCGAAGGGGTTCTACGACCAGCCGAACGACCTGGCGAAGTTCATCGCCGGGGACGTGTCGGTGGCTGAGGTGGCGCAGCGCGCTAAGACGGCGATGGATCTCGTGAACACGAAGGATCCTGAGACGCTGAAGGCGTTCAAGGACTTCTACGGCGTGGACAAGGGCCACCTCGCGGCCTACTACCTCGACTCGAACCGTGCCATGCCGCTGCTCGAGAAGGCGGCGGAGGCGGCGAAGATCGGCGCCGAGGCGATCCGCAACGGCATCAAGACGTCGGGCGATTTCGCCGAGTCCCTGGTGGACAAGGGCGTGACGCAGGGTCAGGCCCGTCAGGCGTACGACGACACGGCGGTGGACCGCAGCACGCTGGCGAAGCTGGCGTCGATCGACAACACCAAGGTCGGGCTGAACGACGTGGTGGAGGCGAAGCTCGGGCTCGACTCCGGGATGGAGTCGAAGCTCCGGCAGATGTCGGGTCGTGAGCGGTCCCGGTTCGGTGGCCGGTCGGGTGGCACGGCGGCGCTCGGCACGTCCACGTCGGGCTCGTTCTGATGCCGTACGAGCCGGTGCCCTGTACGACCCCGGGCTGTCCCGGGGACGGGCGCTACTCGGCGCCCGGGCGGGGGCACTCCGCAGACTGCCAGTACCCGCGTTCGGTTCCTTGTCAAGCGCACTTCTAGTAGGGATCGGCAAGCCACGGCACGCCCCACCGATGCCTTGAGCCGACGTGACCCGTTGAGCTTGCTACGGACCCCGCGCTGGTGCGCGGACTGGATTCCAAACCCGGTCTTGCCAGGTTCGATCCCTGGGGAGTCTGCCCGCACTCGAGAGTGCCGACGCTCGAGTCGAGTCTGTCTGTCGGTAGCGGAAGCCGCACCTCTGCCCTCCGTGGGGGCTGCGTGGTCCGTGATGCTGTGAACGGAGAGTGGCCCTCATGGGCAAGAGCGAGTGGGACGACGACCTGCTGAACGACGGCGAGGGTGACTCGTCGCTGGTGAAGGATCTGCGTAGGCAGCTCCGGGCAGCGAAGAAGGACATCGAGGGGCGCGACGAGACGATCGCCGGCTTCGCCAAGGTGTCCCGGGAGCGTTCGGTCGAGTCCGTCCTTACGAGCAAGGGTGTCCGCAAGGGCATCGCCAAGTTCATCCCGTCCGACATCACGGACGAGGCGGACATCGAGAAGTGGCTCGAGGACAACGCCGAGGATCTCGGCATCACCCTCAGCAACGGCTCGGACAACGGCGACGCCGGCTCGGACCCCGACCCCTCCACCGAGGCAAGGCAGCGCGCCGATGCGCTGGCCGGTCGCGGTGTGGCCCCGTCCAAGGCTTCCGATCTCGAGGCTCGCCTGAACAAGGCGCAGTCGTCCGAGGAGATCGAGCAGATCATGGCCGAGGCCCGTCAGCTCATCATGTGACCCGAACCCAACCCGGCGCACAGCCGGTTGGGTAGAACCCTGAGAGGGACAGCCAGTCATGGCCGACGCATACAACTCGACTGCGGTACTGACCAACCTGGTCAAGACCGCCTACGACCGGAAGATGCGCCTCGCGCTTCGCTCGGTCCCGCAGTTCCGCGCCATCGCGGACACCCGCCCCGCCGCTCAGACCAACCCGGGCGACAGCGTGGCGTTCCACATCTACTCCGACCTCGCCGCGGCCACCACGCCGCTGAACGAGGTCACCGAGCCCGACGCGGTGGCGATCGCCAACCCGACGCCGATCTCCGTGACGCTTCAGGAGCGCGGCAACTACGCCGTGGTCACCAAGCGCCTTCAGGAGTTCAGCCTCGACGGCTCGCTGAACGGCAACATCGCCAACATCCTGGCGTTCAACATGGTGGACAGCCTCGACAAGGTGATCGAGGCCGTGCTCGCGGGTGGCTCGCAGGTTGTGCGTGAGTCCGCCGGCTCGCTCTCGACCTCGGCCGCGATCACCACGATCACCGGCACCGACACCGTGAAGTCCCGTGACTTCCGGTACGCCATCACCAAGCTCCGCGCCGCGAACGTCGTCCCCACCCGTGGTGACGCGTACGCCTGCTACATCCACCCCGAGGTCAGCCTCGACCTCCGCACCGAGACCGGTGCCGCGTCGTGGCGCGTCCCCCAGGAGTACGAGGCGCTCGATGGCATCTTCGCCGGCGAGATCGGCAAGTGGGAGGGCGGCATCTTCATCGAGACCCCGCGGTGCGGCAACGCGCAGTCGGGTTCCGGTGCGGGCGCCACGCAGACCCGCGTGTTCAACTCGTACGTCGTGGGCCAGGAGGCTCTCGCGGAGGCTGTGGCGGAGGAGCCGCACGTCGTCCTCGACGGCGTGATCGTGGACCCGCTCAAGCGCAAGACCGCGATGGGCTGGTACGGCATCCTCGGCTGGAACCGCTTCCGGCCCGAGTCGCTGTGGCGCATCGAGTCCACCTCGAGCATTCACAACCAGGCGTAAGCCTGACCCCCTAGCTCGACCCATGCGGAGGCCCGCGCCCCTACTCCGGGCGCGGGCTTCCGTGCTTCCACGAAGGAGACCTGGATGCTTCCCACCGATCAGGGTGGTTCGACCGGGACGCCGGCCGACTCGGTGCTGTCCCGCAACGCTGCGGGGAAGGTGCTGATCGCGTGCGTCGGTGGCGCGGGTGACGCGCTGTCGTTCGGCACGAACGTGTCCCTCGCGCTGCTGACCGGCGTGCCCACGCTGGACACGGTGTCGGGTTCGTACTCGATCGCTTCGGTCGAGCTGTCGGGCAACGGGTACTCGCGGATCCAGGTGGCGCGTGCGACCGGCTGGACGGGTGCTGCTGGTGGCAGCCCGGTGAAGGTGTCCACCCTCGCGCAGGCGGCGACCCCGGCGGCGACGGCCGACTGGCCGGCGATCAACGCGGTGGCGGTGGTGGACGGGTCGGGGAACGTGATCGCGTGGAAGTCGCTGGCGACGGCGATCTACGTGGTGGCGGGGCAGGCGGCCCGCATCCCGGCGGGTGCGTGGTTCTTCTACACCCCGAGCGTCTGACGTGGCGCGCAAGACCTACACGGGCGCCCCGTCGGGCTGCTCTGGCACCTTCACGGTCGATGCCGATGTCGAGGCGCTGACTGTCTACTCGGCGTCCGTCACGGTCCCGGCCGTGGTGGAGGGTTCGGGTGGCTCGAGGGACGACACGCACAAGATCCTGGTGGACGTGTTCGGTGGCGCGCAGATGGCGCTGCTGGGCACGGTCGAGCTGGTGTCGAAGGTTCACTCCTTCCCGTCGGACGCGGTGACGGGCTCGGACTGGTCGTCCACCTGGGTGGCGACGACGCCGTACCCGACGGCTCGGCGCATCGTGCTGCGTGGGCACCACGAGCGGTCGTCGCTCGGCGTCTCCACGTCGGACGGCTTCCGCCTGGACCCGTCGCTCCCGTGGGGTCCGCACACGAAGCCGGTCGGCCCGATCGTGGCGCAGGGGCTGAGCGATTGGGGCGGCGGCTCGGGCATCGAGTTCCGCCAGTCGGTGTCGTCGCAGGACTTCTGGACGACGATCGACGGCAACAACCTGCCGACTTTCGGGTGCGAGGTGCGGCGGAAGCCGGGCGGCGGTTCCCCGCCGGCCGTCACGGTCGCGGTGGACTTCCTCGATGACCGGGGCAACTGGATCGAGGTTGACACGGGGCGGAACCCGTCGGCGTGGAACTGGACGGACTGGCATTCGGGCGGCTTCGCGGCCCCGTCGTACGTCAACCCCGGGTCGCTCTACACGTCACCGGCCCGCTACCCGGGCGCCTACATGCCGACCAACCAGACGAAGATCCGGGTGCGGCAGTCGTCGGACCCGGTGGGGTACGACCGGTATGGCACGACGGACTTCCTGTTCCTCGACGTGCCGGGCACCGATGTGCCGGCCGAGATCGGCTTCGCCATCAAGCTCGGGTTCGACGTGTCGATGGACTCGTACCAGCCGGGCACCACGTCCGTGACGGCGCCGACCGGTCAGGTGCCGGCGGTGACGGATGGCACCAACACGGTGGTGGCGGTGCCGAACGGTACG